GTCGCCTCTTCAAGATTAACTAACCCTCAATTGTACCCTCTTGTAGTTAAGTACATTGGTGAGCTGCGTGAAGAAGCCAGAAAGAAGTACGAAGTTACTATGGACAGGCACCTTGAGCAGCTTGCAAAAATACGTGACCAAGCGTTGAAGAAGGGAGCATACTCTGCAGCGGGTAATATGGAAGTAGCTAGAGGAAAGGTTGCCGGATATTACATTGACAGAAAAATGATTAAGACAGGTAAGATTGACGAATTAGACAGAGAACAATTGATGTCTAAATTAGAAAAGATTGTAGAAGCCCATTCAAAAATAATTGATGGTGAAGCTATAGAAGAACAACCGCAAATAGAGCTATCATCAGAGCCGGAAGATGAAATAGAAACCATAGAAGAAATAGAGCAAGAGACACTTGAAGAACCCATTCCAGAAGAGCCAGAACCTTCATTACAATAATATTTTTTTAATAGATTTAATTACAGAAGTTGGAATAATCGTAGTATTACCAATATTGTCAAATGTAGGTTTATCTTTTGTTTTAATGTAATCAGTAAATATTCTGGTCACTCCGTTTTTTTGATTGACTAAATATCCTTTAGAGACACATGTAGGTAACTTTTCTTTATTTAAATCTTTTGTGGTACTCCAGCCGGCATCACCTTCGATGTCCAGCCATTCTATTTCTACAAAAGGGTAGTCTGATATATTGTTGCCCAATGACTTTAAATTCAAAGGGATAGTTTTCTTATTTTTATTTTTTGATTTTTTATTCATAGCTAATTCCTTTCCACTCTATAAGATATAAATATATATAATTATATAAATTCTGAAAATATTTCTGAAACGCTGTGGAAAATGTGGAAATCATAAAAACAACCCTTAAGTACTTGAAATCATTGAATAAAAGTTCCACAAAAAGTTCCACATTTCGCCAAAAAAAAATGTGGAAAATGTGGAAAATGGCACATTCTGACGCAGATTTTGGCCTAAAGTTTAGAATCATTCTAAAGTAAAACCCTTTTTCCACGAAATTTTCGTGGTTTCCACAAAAGTTCCACAAATTAATTTTACTCATTTTTCCCCGTTTCTCGACTCTCGCCTCTAGCTGCTCGAACCTTGTAATAAGCATCAACTCGGGCCAGCCACTCGTGACTAAGTGCTCGAAACTCGGAGCCATTGATTATGAATCGTTGAAAAAAATTATCAGGAGTACACATCAATATAACTCCTTGCTCGATCTCAGAGCCATGTACATAATTGTGAGCCATCGCATAGGCCACCATCTGCAACTTATAATCAGTTATCCACTCGATACGCTTAGGTTTATTAGATTGCTTAAAGTCTATTATACTATCACGCCCCATATAAACTCCAACGAGATCAGTTGCACCGGCATATAGTCCAGGATAGCTTACTACCACCTCAGAGCCCCATATTTCCTCCAAATCAGGCAAACCCTTATCGATGATCGTTTTAGCCATCGAATGAGCTTGTACGCCCGCCTCAGTCATGTCTAGCACCTCTTTTTCAAGTATATAACCCTCTAAAATGCTATGCATGATAGTTCCTCGATTAGCAGCAGTATTCTTAATTCTATCCGCTTCAACTTCTCCAACCTTAGCTTTCCATTTAGCCAAAGATTCTAACTTATCTTGAGGCTGAGTTGCTGATAATATAGTTGTAACACTTGGTAACTTTTCTTGAGATACGTCATAGACTCTCTCATTATTTAACAGAGCCCTAGTTGATGTTGGGTAGATAAATTTTTTATTCCACTTCATTTAGTTCCTCTTTCCAACCATTTTCCATACTAAAGTTTTCTGGCCAACCTAACTCACTAGTAAAATATTTTCCAGAATATTCATACCAGCCAGTTACTTCTAAATGATCTCTAATTTTTGTCAGACTATGTTTAAAAAATCTTCTGTTTTTATGATCTAAATATTTTTTAGTTAAATCATCATCAGCATTAGCAACTAACCACCCCATAAGTGAATAGACATAATCTTCTTCATCTGTAAAAGTTTCTTTATTGGCATGAAATTTAATTGTTAACTGTTTTTTATTCCACTTCATTAGCATTACCTTTCTTATTATAATATAAAACCATTCTTTTAGATTTCTCAAACTTTTCTAATCTTCTTTTCATTTTTTGGTTCTCTTCATATAGTTCATTGTAGCGTACCGTAAGTCTTTTAATTCTTGGCTCATATAAATTTCTATAATGCAGGCTCCAATTCTTAGCTATCTCAGCTTGTTTCGACATGGCGATTATTTTAAATCCTTGTTCTCCAAGATATTAATTCTAACCCATTCCTCACCATATTTTTTAAGGAATCTTTTTGCCATAGAACGTTTAGCTTTGTCTGACATAACTTTTAAATCAGATATTGGGACCGACTCACCACCTTTTGCAAGCATATCAAAGTCAGGTACAAATCTTCTCTTGTAGTCTGCAATCGTTGCTTCTAAAGAATCAATATACTCATTCAGTTCGATAACCTCTTCCTCATGAGCTTTGACTTGTTTTAATAACTTAATATTTTTTTTGTTTAACTTTTCAACTGTTTCTGTCAGTGTTATATTATCTTTTAGTTTCATTAGTTTAAACCTCTAACTCCTTTGCTACTCTGTACTCTGTTAAATCAACTATATTACTGTCTGAGTAATGATCTATTACTTCTTGTATCTTAGGCAACTTAGTATGAGCAAAAGGCCAAAGCATACAACACACACGATAAGCATCACGAAATGTACAACGCCATCTATATTGTTTAAGGTAAGGTGTACCATCAACTCTGTTTCCTTTTACTTTCTTAGGTGTTAAAGTTCCAACACCTAATACTTCATGGACCCAAACTAAAACAGATTTGTCTGTCATCGTAATCTCCATACTGATACGCATAGAATTAGAAAATCTGTATCCAGGTTTACCTTTGTGTTTTTTCTTTTTTTCAATACCACGTCTTATGTGTATTGAACCTTCACCATCAAACAAACCTGCAATGTATGCGCAATCAATTTCCGATATCATTGTCCCGACCATGGTTTTTTAATTCCTCGACACTCGCTTCTCGCTTCGGTATCTCGCCTTGAGATTCACAGTAACTACATTGATAAACGGTTACGCCCGATAATACATACCCGTTTCCACTACACACGGGACATATTTCTCTATCTAAGTTTGCCATTTAACTTCTCCACTTTCTCTTCGACTAATACTCTTACGACTTGTGCCCTAGACAATTTGGTATGCTTAGGTGCGAGATGTTTTGATAGTTTCGTTAATTTATTATAGCAGTCATGATCAATTGCTATACTTTTGTATTTGCTTATATCTGTCATTTGTTATATCCTTTCAAAGTTATTTCTGACATATAGGATTATATATTAAAATTACAACAGGAGTCAATGACTAAATTTATAATTGTACTACATTTATGTTCCATGGTTACAGGGCAATGTCCTTCTAGTCATTTTTCAGTGAAGCATGAATTTAAAACCCATTATGATTGTGCATTAAATGGATATGGAGTTGCTCAAAAAACTTTTATGGAATTAAAAAAATTTGAAAATGTTGATGCAAACCATATTGAAAAGAATAAACTTGTTATAAAATTTGAATGTAGAGAGATAAGACTTCCAGATATTATTGTTCCACCGAGAAAACCTAAGCTACCCGCTTAATTCATTTTTCTTAGTTTTTTCGTCAGCTCCTCTAAATTCATATATTTTTGTACCTTTCTCTATTATAGATTTAACTCCATGACCCGATAGGTCAATATCAACCCCATAACTCTTCCACGCTTTCTTTAGTATATTAAGTTCAAGAACAAGTACGCCCCATTGTTTCTGAGTCACTCCTGTTGCTTTTAATATTATTTTCTTCTCACTCATTTCTTTCTCCTTATGTTGTTAGCCAATCTGCCAATAAATGAACTCTATCTATTTCTTCTGAGTTATTTATAACAGAGTGTAACTTATTGCTGTTATCTATTTCAAATATTTCACCTTCTTTTATATTTTTTTCTTCACCACCAACTGTAAATATTACTTCGTCATCAGTCACAACTGCTAAATGAGTTCTCTTAACAAGATCAAAATAAGGATCGTAGTTATCTACGTGAGGTTTAATTACAGTTCTTGAAGGTAGGTTGATTAACATAGCACTTGCAATAAAACCTTTACCGTATTTCTCTGTAAATATTTGTGAAAGAGAATCTAAATCTGTTTTATATTTTTCTGCTTCAGGCCAAAATTTTCTATCATCTTTTTTTAAATTTCTTTTGTTTTCTTTGTCCATTTCATTCCATATTAAAGGTATGGTTTTTGTGCTACTGTGAACAATATAATTTTTCTGCCTGTAATCGTATTTTTCCCAGTCTTCTTTTGTGCACTGCAAAACTTTTTCTTTTAAATCTTTAATATCATTGTAATTTTTTACAAAAGTAAAATGTTTAAATATATCTACCATTTCTTTCTCCTTTATGTTTTTATCCTTGGCCTTTGTATCTCGTTTTTTTCTTTTGACGCTTCTCGTGCTTATTTTTATTTTTCTTGTGCTGACGAGGTCCACGTTTTTTAGGCTTGTCACGTGTCTCGAATGATTTAAACTTCTTAGCCATTATTCAATATAATTATCTTTTATCCATTTCTTATCAGATTCATCTAATTTAAGATATCTGATTCTGCCATTAATATGTTGTTTTGTATCATGGCCACAGTTAGTACATCTATAAAATTCTGAAACAATTGCAACTAAAATTGTTTCTTCCTGACATTCTTCACAAGTACCATGTACTGTATCT